CTTCTTCAATAATAAGAAATAACTTTAATATTTTGTTGGATTTAATTGTAGATAATTTAAATTTTTCTAATTGCATGTATAGTACTGTAGCGAGTCTTTGTTGTTACGGCATATACTATGGAATTAGTTCTTTGTTTGAGGCTAATGGTGAAGATATTACGGGAGATAATGAAAACCTGCAGATCTTGCAAGATTGGAAAAATAAAGTAAACGGTAAGAATATGAAAGTATCACTTACTGCTAATGGAATTTTGGTCAGCGAAGGTCAAGCAGGAACTTGTGTAACTGCAGCATCTAAACAAGTTAAAATCATTAAGATATTAACTAAAGATAACACTTATGAAGTAAGTCACTGTTTTGTAACAGGAACCTATGTAGTGTTACCAGCTCATGTAATTTTTAATTCTAAAAATAAGTTGATTTTATATAATTCTCAACAAGATTTTCTAGATGAAAAACGAGCTTTGGATTGCTGTAAGTACGAAGTTTTATTAGAAGATAAATTAAATGATGTAGCTGTATTGCAGTTGCCATTATTGAATTTATCTCCTTATAAAGATTTTTCACATCTCTTTAAATATAGAGCTAGTGTAGCTAAGAAAATGTATTTTGTTTGGTCAGGAGAACCAGTTCCTCTGGATGGAATAATAAAACCTTTCGTATCCAATCCACGTTATATAACGAAATTTGGGTATGTAGATCCAGTTAACGTTATTTCTTATGAAATGGCTTCAAAAGGTTTTTGTGGCTCTCTTATTGTTGATGAAAATGTAGGAATTTTAGGATTTCATGTAGCTGGTGATGGTCTCCAAACGGGCATAGCAAAAATTTTCTCTCAATCTACTTTGGCAAAAATTTATTCTTTGGTGTCAATTAAATATGATTATAAGGATATAGTTGTCAATGAGATAAAAGATGAAGGTTCTTTTAGTGGAATGATAGGAGATAGTGATAAGGTATCTGATGGGCCTAAACAGACTCATTTAACACCTTCTCAATTGTACGATTTTTACCCAGAAACTAAAAGTCCAGCTAATCTGAGAAGTTTAGGGGACAAGACAGTGAAAATTAGGGCGAAGAGAGTACATAAAATAGTAACTCCTATTCCTTTAGAAGAATTAAATTTTATGGAGGAATTTTTGATGTGTATAATACCAAATTTTGGACCTATTACGGAATATGAGGTAATAAAAGGAAATAAAGATTTAGCATCAATAAATAAAGATAGTGTATCAGGTATGGATTTTCCCTTGGATAAGAGAAACTACTTTGATTTTGATAAAGGAATTTGTTCAGATGCAATGAATGAAGCTCTTGAGATATACAGGAAACAGTGTCAATTTGAGTATCCCGAAAAAATAACACAACATCATACTTTAAAAGATGAATTGCGCTTGAAACATAAGGTTGATAAACCTAGAACTTTTGGTGTAGACTCGCTTACCACACAATTTGAAATGAAAAGATTGATGGGAAGTTTGTTTATAAAACTGAAAGAACAAAGGTGGAATAATTATCTAGCAATAGGTATTAATCCTTATGCCGATTGGCAAGAAGTTTTTGATAAATTAAGTGATTGTAAATTAGTTTGGGATGGTGATATTGGTGAATATGATGCAAGTGTATCTCCAGAAATTCAAGATGTATTGAATAAAGTTGTTTTGAAAAAATTTATAGGTGGAAAATACGATTTTAAGATTTTGGAAAGAGTTTTGGAGTTATCCATTCGCAGTTGGGTAGTAGCAGGAAATAAACAAATGTTTAAAACTCATGGAATATTGTCAGGAATGTG